TTGCGAACCATTGCCGGTACTGAAAGAATTGGTGACGTTGAACTTGGCACCATATCAAAGCAGATTCAGCCACGCCTAGACAACGTTACAAGAGACCGTATATCATCCCTTGTAATCCGAAAGAAAAGCCAGTACAGACTCTTCTTTCCCGGAGATTCCCAAGCCGTAGGTTCATCCTCAGGAATTATAGGCGTTATAAAGTCTGGAGTAGAGGGCGGTGTTGGATGGGAATACGCTGATATAATAGGCGTGAAACCCGCGTGTTGTGCTTCGGGTTTTATCAGCGGGACCGAAACCATAGTTCACGGCGGGTACGACGGGTACGTATACAAGCAGGAAGACACATCAAAGTTTGATGGAACAAACATATCTGCTCTGTACGAATCCCCTGCTTACACGATGGGGGATGTCGGTCTCAGAAAAATGATGCAAAGAATTATCTGGAACTATAATAACGAGGGGCCGGTTGATTCAGACTTTCGCATCAGATATGACTTTGGCTCTACTAGCATTCCTCAACCTAATCCGTACCCCTTAAATATAGGCGGCTCATCCGCTATCTACGGAACTAACGCATACGGAACAGCCGTTTATGGTTCGTCGGGGGAGCCTATTGTTCGACAGAGTATTGAGGGTAGTGGGTTTACAGTGTCTGTTCGCTTAGACGATACGGATGGTGCCGACCCAATTTCAATTAAAGGATACCAACTGGAATTTACTCCGGGTGGAAGGAGATAAAACATGGCAGGTTACACCCGTCAATCGACATTTTCAGATGGTGATGTTATCACCGCTGCACATAGTACTGATGAGTTTAACCAAGTACTTGCAGCGTTTGTAAACACATCTGGTCACAAGCACGATGGTACAGCAGCAGAGGGTCCGGTCATTGGTTTGATTGGCGACCCCGGTGTTACCACGCCTCTTAACAAGGTTGTTATAGATAACCCCAACAACCAAATCGAGTTCTCTGTAGACGTATCAAGCTCATCTGTTGAACAGCTTGTTATAAAAGATGGCGTAGTCGAACCCACAACAAACAACGATATTGATTTAGGTTCGGGTAGCAAACAGTTTAAAGACTTGTATTTAGATGGTACGGCAACCATTGATGGTCTTGCCATGCCAACAACAACTGTTACGGATATCTTGGATGAAGACGATTTGTCATCCGACAGTGCAACTTCATTGGCAACCCAACAGTCAATTAAGGCGTATGTTGACTCACAAGTTACTGCTCAAGACCTAGACTTTCAGGGTGACAGCGGTGGCGCACTAAGCATAGACCTAGACAGTGAGACACTGGATATTGCAGGTGGCACAGGCATCGACACAACTGGCTCTGGTAATACACTGACCGTCGCTATTGATTCCACCGTCACAACCCTAACAGGTTCGCAAACCCTAACTAACAAAACACTTACCACGCCAATCATTGCAGAGATTGATTCTGGTGCAGCAATTACGTTAGATGCAACCACAGACATTATTCTGGATGCAGACGGTGGTGACATCACCCTTAAAGATGGCGGTACAACATTTGGTAATCTAAACAACTCATCAGGTGAATTGGTTATTCAAAGCGGTAGCACCCCAACTACTGCTATCACCATGAGTGGTGCAAACGTTACTATTGCAGGTGACCTGACAATCTCTGGTGACGACTTGACTATGGGTACAAACACCTCTGGACACATCATGGTGGCAGACGGTACTAACTTTAACCCAGTCGCTGTATCTGGTGATGTGACAATCAGCAGTGCTGGTGCAATCACTATCGCAAGCGGTGCCGTTGAAACCGCGATGGTTAACGCTAACGTCATTACAGGACAAACACAAGAAACCACCGTAGATACAACTAATGACCTGCTACTGTTTTATGATAACTCAGCAACAGCCCTCAGAAAAATTCCTGTAACTAATTTGGTGTCAGCAGCAGGGGGTTTAACAGATGTTGTATCTGACACTTCTCCCCAGCTTGGCGGCGACTTGGATGTTAACGGCAACGATATTGTATCAGCATCCAACGGCAATATTAACATACTGCCCAATGGTTCGGGAAAAGTTAACATTGATGGTAACGGCTCCAGTGGCGGTGTTACAATAACAGATGGTCTTGTAGACATTCGTACAGGAACAGGTTCGCGTTCGCAGGTTAAGTTTTACTGTGAGTCCAGTAACGCCCACGCACAAACAGTGCAGCCACAGCCACACTCTGCTGGTGTAACAAATACCCTGACATTACCTGCGGGTAGCAGCCAAGAGCTTGTGGGTACTACAGCTACACAAACACTTACTAACAAGTCTATTGTAGCTACACAGCTTACAGGAACAGTCGCCAACGCTCGTCTGGACGCACAACTACAGGACGTAGCTGGACTAGCAGTAACAGATGGCGGTTTTATTGTAGGTGACGGTTCCAACTTTGTCTTAGAGACTGCAGGTACAGCACGTACATCACTTGGACTAGGAACAGCAGCAGTTTTAAACACTGGAACATCTGCTGGCAATGCGATTGTCTTAGATGGTTCTGCAAGATTGCCGGGAGTAGATGGGTCACAGTTGACTAATCTACCATCTGCAGGTGCAACGGCTGGCTTCGCAGTGGCTATGGCAATCGCATTATAACCTTGACTGCAAAACATTAATACTGTATACTATACAGAGGAGACGAAATGGCACAGGATTTTGAAAGAAACATTGCACGGAATGTTGGTACGAGCGAAGTCGTTTTACGTACCGCCAACTCCGATGATGCTCTTATTGGTATCAATATCGCTAATGTTACAACTACCCAAATCCTAATGGATGTGTATATCACTGGCGCAGGTGCTACTGATGATTACTACATCATTAAGGATGCCCCAATTCCAGTAGGTTCAGCCTTACAGGTCTTGGATGGCGGTGCAAAGGTTGTATTACAATCTGGCGACATACTCAACGTAAAGAGTGATACTGCATCAAGCGCAGATGTTTGGGTTTCTGTAGTTGATACTATTAGTTCATAAGGAATAGATAATGCCGTATATTGGTCAAAAAGTTCCGGGTTCTTATCAAGCTACTAAGGCTGTACAACGCTTTAATGGTGACGGTTCCGATACTACATTTACACTGACTACCACAGTATCTTCTGTGCAAGACGTACTGGTGTCAGTCGATGGTGTCGTGCAGGATACAGCAGCCTATACCATTCCTGATGGCACTACACTCACATTTACTGCTGCCCCTTCCTCTGGTACAGGTAACATCTTTGTAAATTACCTAGCACCCCAAGTTGGTACAATCACACCACCCGCTGAGAACAAGGGTAACTTCAAGGCTGGTGGCCTATTCCGTACTAACGCACAATCCCTTACAGCAAATACAACCATCCTAGCCACAGAGAACGCCAACGTAACTGGTCCGTTTACTGTGGCTAGTGGTGTTACATTAACCGTTGAAAGCGGTGGGACATTGGTGACGCTATGAGTACATTAAAAGCAGATACCATACAAAGTACAGGCGGTGGTGCGGTTACGTTGACAAAGCAAATTGCAATAAAAGCGTATGTTGATTTTGATGGAACTGCTGGTACTGTTGCCGCAAGGGGTTCTTTTAATACAGCCTCTCTTACTGACCACGGGTCCGGTGACTACACACAAACTTTTTCTAGCGTTTTTGCAAACAATGATTATTCGTCATGGATGAACTGCACACAAGAAGCAATGGCAAGCAATAATGTTTCTATAGGTATTAATGAAGGAACACGACCTACTACTTCAGCTTTAAGGTGTTTGATACAAAGAGACAGTGGAACCGATGTTAATGAACAAGATGTGAACTATGGTTCAGTGGGAGACCTAGCATGAGTGAGGTACTAACAAACAAACTCACTGGCACAAGCACCGCTGGTAACGTCACAGTGACCTCTGAAGGCGGCGCGGCGACTATGCAATTGCAGCAGGGGTTGGCGAAATGTTGGATAAATTTTGATGCTACTAGCAGTAATGCCATACGAGATTCCTTGTCAATTGGGAGCATTACAGATTCGGGTACTGGCGTGTTTTCACTAAACTTATCAAGCGCAATGGCAAATGACGATTATGTAATGAGTGGTTGTTCGCTTTATTCAGGTGCGGGCGGGTTTGATGATGCGGCAGTTATTTCTAGAGACAACACACAAGTAAGCAGTGTTTCAACGACTGTTAATCCTTTTTATACATTTAGATTGCAAGGAAATGTTCAGATAAGAGATTGCCCAGAGACAATGATATTACTACACGGAGACCTCGCATAATGGCACTAGGAAAAATCAAAGCAGATACCCTAGAACACAGCACCGCTGGGTCACTTGATACCCAGTATGTTGTGAATGGTAGCAGCAAGGCGTGGATAAATTTCGATGGTACTGGGACTATTGCTTCCCGCGATAGTTTTAATCACAGCAGTTTAACAGATAGAGGTACTGGTCAATATACCGTTACAATTAGCAATGCAATGAATAACGCAAATTATGCAGCATTTTACACAGGACAAAAACCCTCAACAGATGATGGCTATGTTATGGGTGGTATAGGTACAGGGGGTTATACCACAACAACTGTGCAAGTTACTTGTCAAGTTGGAAGCGGTGGACCAGATGACGTGCCGACTGTAAATGTCGCAAATCAAGGAGACCTAGCATAATGCAGACACCACAGTTTCAAGGCACACACCTATTTGACCGCCTATGTTGGGCTAAAGAAAACCTAGACGGTGTACAGTCTGACTATCGTGTAGTGTACGAGGACAGCATAGACGAGTGCGCCAAGATACTTGTACCTGACCCTAACTGGATGGCTTGTGCGCTACAGGGTGGCATCCTACCACCAGTACAGGTATACTGGGAACTAGCTAAAGATGAAGCAAAGCCTGACTTTGTAAAGCATACCAGAGGACACTTGCTACATAACACAAAGCCTGTAGAGGCTATGACCGAAGAACAGGCCATAATATTTGATTATGAAAGATTGCCCACAGCATG